GGGTTCTCATCTGTATATAAATCAGAATGTTTTTTAGACCTTGCGGGTTGACCTTTTTTTCTTGGTATTCTTGGATTTGAGGATCGTTTTAACATTTGTTGGTTTACCTCCCGGATTACCTGCTGCTCTTTTTCTTTGAACAGCAGATTTACGTTGTGCTGCAGTCATAGACTTAGCTTTTGCTCTTGGTACACATTTAGGATAGGCTCTTTTACTGTCTTTAGCAGACTTTCGTCCACAGGCTTGGTATTTACCTTTTTTCTTAGGCGCACCGATATCAACCCAGTCACCTTTTTTGCCTTTACCAAACCATTCTTTAAGAGACATTATGCGTAGCCTCCTCCTCTTTTCTTATACTCACGCACTAAATAAGCATTAGCGTAAGCGCTTGGATATACCTTGAATTTACGCTTTGTCTCCGCTTTTACACGAGCATATAAAGATGGATTCGTAGGTTTAGAACCTGCTTTTTTCTTAGTAGTTTTTTTCTTTTTAACAGCCATTATGCCCTCGTCTTTCCTCTTTTAGCTATACCATCACGCTTTTTAGCAACTTTTCTAGTAGTGGTTTTCTTTGCAGTAGTCTTTTTACCGCCAGCAACGCCGCCTTTTGTACCACCTTTAGAAGCCATACCACCGCCACGCATATTCATTACCGCACCGCCTTTAGCCATTCCTTTAGCAGTCTTCTTTTTATTTATTTCATCTATTGCGCCGCCAATAGAATAACCTTTAGAAGCCATACCACCACCACGCATTTTAACTGCTCCACCTTTAGCCATCACTGCTCCGCCTTTAGCCATTCCTTTAGCCGTCATACCACCACCACGCATTTTAACTGCGCCGCCTTTTGCTTTCATTACTGCTCCGCCTTTTGCTTTCATTACCATACCTCCTTTTTTTGCTGTAAATCCCATTCGTTCTGCTGCTTGTCTACCTTTTTCTCCAGATTTTATCATGGCGCTAATTCCTTTTTTACCCTCTGCAGAAGCGCTTCTTAATTTAGTCATCGTCATTCTCCGCATATAAATTGTTAAATGTTACTGTTGGGTCCATGTACGAGTCATCTTGCTCGGCACAGTGCGTATGTTGGCTTGGTCTAAAATCAGGTGCGCCTTCACCTGTAACCCAAAGAGCAGGGCTTGTAACTCTGACTCTGTTGTTAGGAAGAGCAACCATGTTTCCGGCCCAAGGTCCGTCTGTCAACACCATAACGTGACTCTGCTTGTGTTGGGCTGGACAGTCTGCGATTTCGCTTTCGGTGTAGTCCACAGTGAAGAGATATCTTGATGTGTGAAACTCTCCTGCGATTTTACATAACCACGGGCTTGGTTTACATCTGTCGAGTGATATGATTGAGTGGGTGTGTGATGGGCAGTCCCACGGTTGTGCGAGGTGAGTTTCCATTCTTTCCGGCCATCCATCCAATGGGATGTCCCCACATAAGGCTGTGATGGGCATCCTTGCCCACATGGCTCCTCCGTGCGGATTACTCTCGCCTTCCTCTTCTTCACATCCTGTAAATATAATTTGGAAGCTGAGACATCTGTCTGGCATTGTCGTAACAGCAACCGCCAGTCCGTGTATAAACTCTCCGTGATATTTTTGATGCCCATGTGTAAACTCTTTCCTAATCCAAACTTTTGTATACGGAATATTACTAATTAAATACGCCACCCTACACCTCCTTTTTAAATCATGCGCCCTTTTGTTTTACCCTTTCTAGCTATGCCATCAGCTCTTTTAGAAGCTTTATTAGTTCTTTTCATTTTAGTTTTAACCACACCACCTTTTTTCATAAATAAAGGATTACCACCTTTCTTTTTTTTCTCAGTTTTAACATTTGTAGTGCCTTTAACTTTGTCTGATTTAGACGTATCTGATCTAGTTGACTTTGTACTAGGCATAGAAATATTTTTTTTAACTTTTGGTGGTTTAGGAGCATCTTGATAACTAGATGAGGCTTTTGAATAATCAGATGAAGCGCCTATATTTTTAGCTTTTCTTCCAGTCTCTACTTCATCTCTAGTTGTAGTAGAATACATCTTGCCTTTATATGGAAAAGGATTAATACCTTCTGCTTTAAATTTGTTAAAAGCTTCACCAAAAGACTTATCATCCATATTAAATTTACCGAAACCACCACTAATTCTTTTTTTCTTAGCCATTTTACTTTCCCCAAAAAAGTTGTTGTATTGTAATAATAAAAGCAGTTACAGCGCTTCCTGCGCCCGCTGCCCACATCAATGTTTTCCAACCACCCTTGGCTTCTGATAATACTTTATGTATATCAGCTAGAGATTTTTTAATCTCTTCTATATCTCTTTTCATATCTTCTACATCAGAATGAAGATGTTTTATTTCATTGCCTTGAACGGCAACTTTACTATTTATATCTTTACTAAAAATACGTTGAATGTCTTCTTTTTCCATCAACACTTCCACCTTCTTCTGGCTTGTCGTAAACGACTGTTAGGATCTTTTGCTGCTTTGGGGAATTTTTTCATCTGTCCTGCAGAACGAGCGCAGAATGATTTACGTCTTTTTGCGTCTTTAGAACCTTTTTTAACTTTACCTGTAACAGCAGTTTTTAACTTAGAACCGGGATTAGCTCTGCGATATGCAGCCACACCTTTTTTAGTCATGCCCGCACCTTGTTTAGTCGGGCGAAAATTACCCGACTTCACAGAGGTTTTAATACCCATTCCTTTTCGTTTTTTCTTCTCGACCATTATTAGGTCTCGCCGCCACCTACATAAAATACGGTGATACTAGTAATAGCCGCTGTATTACTATTTGTTAAGTGCATACCAGAATCAAACAATATACCGTTATCAGGTATAAAAACATCTTCTGTGCCTAATGCGCTGTGCGATGTTAACTGTAATAAAGTTGTACCTGTAGAGGTAGCTCCATTACTAAGAGTTAAATCAGCACTAGAGTTATGCACATATTGAATACCTTGTATTCTGGTTCTGCCAGTAATCTTTTGACCTGTATCTTTTGTAGTAAGAGCTTTTACGTCAGATGCAAAACTCATGTCTTACTCCTTTAAGAATCAGTTACGTCTAGATTAGTATCTTGTAGATATTTAACAGTTACGTCAGCAATGCCCTCTGTTCCAGTTGCCGTAGCTATTGGATTAAATGTAGCGATTACCGTGCGATCAACAGTTCCTATATTAATAGAAGCGGTAGCCATACCTGTGCTGTATGTTAAAGCTGCGGCTTTAGCGTTTGTCCCGTTTAATAAAGCTGTTGTTGCTCCTGAAAACCCCACTGAAACTGTAGCTGCTGAAGGGGAGTTTGAAGCTTCCACAACGTTTAACATCACTTCTGTAATTTTAGAATTTGCTGGGATAACACCAACTGTGGTTGTAGCGGTCGTGCCAGTAATATCAATTACTGCTGACTGAGCCATTAAAACGAAACCAACATTATTAACGTCAGTTCCTACAGTTGTGCCTGTTGTGTCTTTGATTGTTCCGGCCTTAACTGGACCAGAAAAGGTTGTTGTACCCATTTATATCTCCTGTGTAGTAGCACATTTTCACACCATCTCTACTACGTCTGCTAGGTCAGTTAAGTGTGAATATAAACCCTAGAAAGGGGAAAGGGGCACAAGGCCCCTCCCTGATTTATGATGCTCCGGGTGAACCAAACATTCCCAAAGGATCGGAAACGCCAAATGAATAACGCTCACGAGCTTTGTAACGTACGTTACCTGTATCGAAGTCGCCGTCCATAGAAGTCGCCATAGGCGTACGGACAAAATGCTTCAATCCATTAGGTACATCAGTTGTTAAGAAGAAAGCATTATTATCAGTCAAATAGTGATTAACTGTATAACCTTCTGGAATAGCCCCAGTTGTCATAATAGCGTTGATATCATTATCTGCTGTTCCTACTCTCTGCTGAGATTCTAGTATACGTGTTGCCACGAACTGAAGTGCAGGAGGAATAATTAACTTTCTTGGTTTAGCTGCAATTAACAAACCACGCTCGTCTGTCCAAGCTGCAATCTGAATTACCGCATCTTCAAGAGATGTTTCATTTAAATCTGAGCCTGTTGTAAAACGATTGCTGTTTGTCCCACCAGAAACTAATGGGTGGTCAGTTGCAAACAACACTTTTCCGTCACCATAGGTAGGATTACCTGTTCCAGTAAAGCCTTTGTTTAAAACTGCAGCAGACTTAACCTGCTTTGTGTACGCCATAGCACGAGCTAAAGCCTTTGTATAACGAGCACCGAGACTATCATAAAGATTATCTTCAGAAGCCTCTTCTGTTATTGCAAAGCCCATAGCAACAGTTTCGTGCGTATAGCGAGCTGTAAATGCCTCTTGTGCGTTATCGTATTCGACAGCAGCACCTTCAGTTTTTACTGGGGCTGCACCAAAGCCAGATAGCTTTGTTTCCTCTTCAAATGAACGCTCGGAAGTTTCTTGCTCGTATATCTCCTTGTGCTCTTCGCCGTACTTGGCATACTCTAAACCAAACAAAGCATTTAAGCCCGGAAGGAGTTCTTTCAGTAGTTGTGCTCTTGAAATAGCCATTTAAAGTCTCCTTATACGCCTAATGAGTTGTCATACGCATGTACGCCAACATTAAATTTAACAATGAACTCAGGGAAATTATCAGTTTCAGTGCCTTCAACAACATCAATAACTCTCATAGCAAGAGTTTCAGTTGCTGCTAAAGTACCACCGTTAGTATCAATTTTAAGACTTACTCCTGAATTACCTGTGCTTGTGCTACCAGATGTACTAAAATCAAGCGAACAGTTTTTACCGATTGCACCAGCAAAACCAGATCCACCTGTACCGCTGTTAAATGTTCCTAACGCAGCGTTACCTTGAATTTTAAACAACTGTCTTGGGTCATCATTAACCATTATTTTGATTTCTGTAAACCCTGAGGTTGTAGCGTTGGCGGGAAGAAATTGTCTAAATTGCTGAACACCGTTGTCATCAATGTATCTAGCTCCAACCATAACTCCTACAATTCCCGGCGTTCCGTTTGCAGATGTAGCTGCAAGTTCGTTAGCAGTGGGAGTTGAAGATACAGCGGCTGGTAAACCAGCGGCACTTAACACAACTAAATCGCCATTAAAAATTGCGGCAGAGTTATTAGCTTTCACATGATAGTGTCTAATAGCACCGCCATTATAGGGCGCACCACCAATCATATTGGTAGGTTTCAACCCAAAAGGGGAAGCAGTAGCTGCCATTTTTATCTCCTAGTTAAAAATTATTTACCTTTACCAAAAGACACCGAAGATTTATGTTCTTTAAATATTGGCGCTCTTGGGTCACTTTGTCTCATAAGATTATTATCCACAGACTCCATTTGTTGATTAGCCTTGTTTAAATAATACTCATTACGTTGTTCAACAAGCTCTTCAGGTATTTTACAAAGAACTAAGCCACCTATTTCTATGCAACCGGGATACTTAGAATTAGCATCAGATACTATTTGTATGTGAGGCTGTTCTTCAGCTTTAACCATTTCATAACCCTCTCTAAGAGCCATAGATATGTTTCTAGGATCAGGTTCGTTTAGTAAAGCTATACGTTTCCAATGATATCTCCACCCAGCGAGTGGTTTAACCTCCGGTAATGAAGAAGGAGGAGTCCAAGTTTTTGGTCTTTCCTTTGAAGCTCTGTTTTGTAATTCACGAGATAATCTGTTTTCAGCCATTTCTATTCTCCAATTTAATCATTTCTTTAGCATATTGCTCTGGCGACAACCCCAACTTTTTCGCTAAATTAACTTGTGACGTTGTCAATCGTATCTTCTTTGAGGAAGTTGTTCGTGTTACTGGAGCAACTACTGCTGCAGGTTTTGATTTGGTAGGTTCTTTCGTTTCTACTTCTTCAATATCGAAATGCTCTGGAAACCGTTTTCTCATGGTTTCGTCGATTTGTTTGTAGTATTCGTCCGTCGTGGCGTAAGCTGTACCGTTTTGTCTTACTAACTTTTCATGTAAACCTAACGCAAGGCTCGTCATTTCTTCGTCCTGACCGAACCAGTTATTTTGCCTCTGCCATTCCACAGCCTTTGCGTCAGGTGGTAAAGCAGCAGGTGTTTCTTTTGTATCTTCCTTTTTTACATCATTTTCTTTATTCTGTAAAGAGGTTTTATACTGATTTACTTTTTCTTTCTTAAAAGTAGCTTCACTTATCTTTTGTTGAGCCTCTGTCATTTTGTCAGTGTCACCATCATCGTGAGCTGTTTTGTAAGCTTGTTTAGCAGCTAACAATTCATAATCAGCGGCAGACTCAATAGCTTTCAAGTATTCCGTCTGATTATTTTCAGAGTTCGCTTTTAACTGTTTATTTTCTTCTCTTAACTTTTGAGCTGCCCTTATAGCTTCTGCATTTTCTCGTTGAATACGTTCTTTCTCACGACGCTCATCGTGCCAGACTTTTTTAAGCTGATAAATCTTGTCTTTTACTTTGTCATCGTAATCATCAAGTTCATCAGACTCCAGTTTCTGAACTAGTTCTTTAGGCAGATTTTTTCTATTCTGATCCTCTTCAGGAGTATCATCTTGTATTTCTATTTCAACATCAGAGGTTTTGTCTTCTAAAGTAGCCTCTTGCTTTTTTACATCTTCTTCGTTTGGTAAAGTTTGCTCTTCAGCCATTCTTATCTCCTATGCTCGTGATATTCCTCGTGGATCCTGCACTACTGCCTCCACGCTGTCGTCGTTAATTAATCGAAATTCTTTGCCATGTATTTTTACTCTGGTTCCTGAATTTGGTCGGGCTAAAATAAAATCACCTTCCTTACACCAAGGACCACTTGGGAACCTGTCTTTGTCTTGATAACAATCAGCTCCAAGTTTTACCACAAAAAATACAGTGCTAAGAACTTCTTCAAAATGCTTCGTAGTATCAGCTTTTAACAAACCACTATCGTATTTCTCTTCAACATCAGGTATTGTGCATAATATATGATACCCGGAGGGTTCTGGTAGTTGTTTAGCTTTTTCTTCGTTTTCAGTTGTCATCCTCGTATTCACCCTTTTCTTTTGCTTCTTGTAGGCCTTCTATATGATTAATTGCGGTGGCAAGGCCCTTAACCATCCCACAAAACTTTTGATACTCGTCATAAGATTTAGCCGATCCGTAAGCTAAATTACCTCCAATATGATCTATTTCATCGTGTAATTTACCTTTTATTATCTCTAACTCGTCCATTAATGAGTCGCCTCCTCTTCATCTTTTGGTAAATATACTTCTACGTAAACACCACAATGAGGACACGATAAATTTGTCACCATACTATAGTCCTCATTTTCGTCTCCTATGTCATGATCTCCTCCCCATATCAGCATAGTTTTACAGTGCCAACAGTTCATTTTATTCTTTAGGCTCCTCTGTAGGTGTTGGTGGTTGTTGTGTGGGTTGCTCATCTGGCTGATTCATCGCCTGTTGTAGTATTGTCTGTGCTATCGCATTATCAGCCTGATTCTCAATCTTTTGCTCTTCCACTAATGCTTTCACTACCTGACTAGATTGTTTTTCTTCTAGTTTGGCGTCATCGGTAGCTGCCTTTGCCAGTGTATTAAGCTGGGCTTGGCGTTCCTGAGAAGCAATTCTTTCTTGCTCTACAGCAATCTGAGCCTGTTTGAGAGCAACATCTGCCTGATCTTTCTGAGCCTTACGCATGGCATCTTGAGCTTTGATAGCCAACTCTTGTTGCTGCATCTGAATAATAGGATCTTGCGCTTTTTGTTGAGCTTTTTGTTGAGCAACCTGCGCCATATTGTTTTGAGACAATTGACTGGAAGCTTGAGCTATAAGTCGTGATACCTCTAATTCCATATCCTCTGGTAAATCTGAGTCTGGTTTTGGTAAAGGAGCGCCGACTCGTTTTTGAATATCCATACTATATTTAAATCCAAGATGCTCTGCCACGTGCGCCTGTAGATTTGTTGCTATAAGTTTGGCTTTAGGGTTCTGAGCAAGAAGTTGTCCTACGATAGGATCATTTAAAAAATTCATGTGTGACAGTATATGTGCGTCATGGTCCTGATACATAAATGCCTTCATAGGCTTGACCTTCAAAGCGTTCATATTCTCTGTCAAAGGATCTTTTGGTTTTTGATCTTCTTCCAGAGGCACAAGCTTTGCAGCATCTTTAATTCCTAATACATCTAACATCTGTCTATGGAGACGAGGTAAATCATAAATTTGCGGCGCAGCCTGTGCCATTTGCATGACCGCCTGATACTGCACCACTTTCTGCGCCATTGTAGAAGAATTAGGGTCAGATACAGGTAAGACCTCTACCATGTCATAGTCTGACTTTTTCACCATAGGCGAAGCAGTTTCAGGTTTATAGTTGTATTTATCTGGTGTGTAGTCTCGAATTATATCTTTAAGTAATTTAAACTCCTGACGCATAGAGTAATGAACTCTAGCCTGTACAGCAGACATAACTTTTAATGCTCTCTCTAATATAGCTAACGTAGTGCCTACAGGACTTTGTGCTGACATATCAGATATCTTTAAATCTGCTGCACTAGCAAATCTTCTACCCTCATCAACTATTGTGCCTAACAAACTGTATAACACCTGACTTGGCTCCTTATATGGGAGCGGCATAATATTGTCTTTTATTGAACCACTCGGCACATCTACATCTCTAAACTCTGCAGGGCCAATTGGTGTATCATCACCTTTTACTCGTAAACCCTTAGTTTTAAATCCACCGGGTAAGTTAGATAACGTACCTGCATCAACAAGTTGTCGTATGAGTGAAGTGCCAGATTTAGCAAAAGCTCCTACTAAATGTATTAAACCAAAGCAGTAAAAACCAAATCCGGGGACATAACCGTAATGTACAAAATGATTTCTTTTTCGTTTCAAGTCATCATCAGGGTGGTAATTCCTACGTATTGCAAGAACCTCTCCTGTGCTTTTTTCAAGAGTTACAACATATGGTAGAGCTATGCCTGTTGGCTTTCCATCTTTGTCTTTGTCTTCATATCCCGGCAAGTCTAAATCTACGTGCATCTCTAAGATTTTGTATCGGTCATCATAAGAAGCAGAGAGTCCCATTTTTTCTGCGATTTTTTTCTCTACTTCATCTAAATAACCTGATGGTTCTTCTAACTCAATGTCTCTATAAAAGCCAGATACCTGTAATTTTTTTAAATCATTTGATGTCTTACGCATCACGTGAGTTACCCGCTCTGCTGTCTCTAGGTCCGATGCGCCGTATGGTACAACAATATCTTCTGCTGGTATAAAGATAGAAACCTGTCTTTCCAAGCTAGGATCGTAGTAAACTTTCTTGAACGCATTACCAGATAAACCAAGACCCCACAACATTCTTTCATGTTCTGGTCTATACTCAACCATCTTTTCAGTAAGCTGATAGTTCATATCGGCTTTTACTCTGTTTGCTGCCTCTTTCTTTTCTGTTGTTTGCTCACCTATAATCTGTGTCTTGACTGGTCCTCTGGCAGGGAAAGTCTCCATGATTGTCTCTGACTGAAACTTTACAAGCGCTTCTGTCAACAGTGGGTGGTGTACACCACAAGCTCCGGGCCAAGGCTCGGTTCTTTCTTCTAGTTTCAAGCCTAGTAAATCAAGTCCATCTACATATGTCTGCATCCAGTCTTTTCTACTTGCTAGGTCATCTTCATAATCACTGAGAAGATCCGTAGATATATTCTGTAAATCTTCTTCACCCATCTCTTCAGCCAAATTAGCGTTAAAATCATCAGAACTTTCTGCATCTGGGTCTATAACTATCTCCATATCCCCGATACCAACTGTAACTTTTTCCGGGTCCTCGATTTCTATTTCTATATCAGGCTCTCCCATGACTTGAGTCAAGTCTGTGGGTTCCATTGGTTTTTCCATATTATTAATTGCCATGTCTTATCCTCAGTAGTAAGGCTCTCTTCGCCCTCTATAAATAGGTGCTTCATCTTCTTCATCAAGAAGAGTGCGTATAAACCCACCTTTTCTAAATCTCATCATTGCTAAAGAAGTAGAGTCCACATAGTCATCATGCTCTCCTGCAGGAAAACTTGCTACTTCATCTACAACCTCTTCAGCCCAGTTTGTATTAGGTATCCACACCCTGCCCGAAGCAAATAAGTCTGAAACTGCGTTTAATCGTGATATTTTGTCGTTCCCTTTACTAGGGGTAAACTCTTGTACAGGCACTCCCATAGCTCTCATCTCGTATATTAGCGGAGCGCCCGATGCTTTCTTTTCTATTATTATAGAATCTGGTTCCCAATCCGTATACTCTTCTAAAGCAACTTTTTTTAGCTCTGGAAACTCCATTCTTTTGCGAAACGCATTGAGTAACATAATCTGAGCCTGAGATACACCTGTATCATCTTCTTTGTAAAAGACTCCCCACGTGGTACAAGCAGAATAATCCGCTCGATTGTTCTTTTCAAACGCTGTATCCCAAGATTGTAGGACAAATTCACACATGGGAGGCTCTTCTTTCTCCCAAATCTGCCACCATTCTCGTTTTACAATGGCTGAACCCTCAGATGTAGGGTTTTGTTGGTACTGAGCCATCCATTTTGAGTTTGGTAGCTCTTCTTTTAGTGCATTTAGCTCAATTAGAGGCCAAAACTGGGGCCAAAGTGGGTTACCACTGGGTAAAATCGCAGGAAATTCTATAATTTTCCAATCTTCACCGCCTCTTTGCGCTGCAGCACGCATAACCTGACCTGTCAAGTCTCTTTTTGACCATCTTGTCATCACAATTATGATTGCCCCGCCCGGTTGTAGACGCTGTCTAGGACCAGATGTATACCATTCATAGGTTTTATCGTAGATTTCAGGGTTTATTTCGGCTTGGGCGGCTTCTTGCTCCGAGTGAGGGTCGTCAATAATGAGGACATCCGCACCTTTACCCGTAACAGCGCCTCCAACACCGATAGCAAAGTAGTCCCCTCCTTTATTGGTAGCCCAACGCCCAGCCGCTTTTGAGTCAGCTTGGAGTCCAACGTCTGGAAATATGTTTTTATACGCTTCAGAATCGACAAGATTTCTTACCTTTCTACCAAAACCAACCGCAAGCTCTGCTGTATGCGAGGTCTGGATTACTTTTTTATCAGGATACTTCCCTAAGAACCATGCTGGCAACAAATAACTAGCAAACTCACTCTTTGTATGCCGTGGAGGCATATTTACAATGAGCCTTTTACACTGTCCACTCATCACCTCTTCAAACGCATTAGCCATTCTTTTGTGATGTGCGCCATATATAAAACTAGGCCAGACTTGTGCAACAAATTCCATAAAAGAACCTTTAGCTCTTTCAGACCGTTCTCTGTCTGCAAGCTCCTCTAAGTAGTCTGCTACCTCTGCTTTTACTTCAGCGGGTAACTTACTTAGTAGTTGAGGATTCTTCTTGATAATCTGTAGAGGAGTAATCTGATTCATGCTCTATAAGTTCGTTAGTGTTCTCCTCCACTGTCTCTACATCTGTTACATACCTGCCTAATATCTGGTTCAATCTGTTTTCTATATCTTCTGTTGGCTTTTGTCTTATTGTGACATCGTGTTGCTCTGAGAATAAATTTACACCTCTGCGTTTTCCTAGCAACTCTAATGCCTTTAGTCTGTACCGTGCATCTTCATGTTCGGTTTCTTCCAGTAACCTATTGGTTACGTAGTTTGCCAATCTATTATTTGCATTTAAAAACTCATGATCGTAATGAGTCAACAAAGCTTCTAACTTTATAATCGCACCGGGTGGTGTCTTAGCAACCGGAAGTTTTTCCGTCGCCATCAGTTCGTGTGCTTGTGTGGACGTACTCTCATCTAGTTCTGGCATCGGGGCGCCAGCATCTAGCAAAGATTTGATAGTGTTAAAGGCTGCTTTTGCCTTTTTTCTAAAATCCTTTACCTCTTCTGGTGTTACATCAAATGGTAGCGGTATACCAACTTCTGGTGTAATTGTTAGTGGCATGAGAGGAAACGGGACTCCTTTTTTCGTTAGGGGGTACTTGTTAGATTCTGAACCTACCACGGGGTTCAAAAAAAGTCAATAGGGGGTGGGTCATTTTCAAAAAATTTGAAATCTAACGAGCAAAACACACAGTACAGACAGCCGGGTCCCATCTGACACACACAGGGGGGTGGGGGAGACC